TATCTGCGCCTGCATTGAGTTGCACTTCGCCCTCACCGCCGTCCTGTAGTCCGTTATGGCGCTTGGTATCGCCGTTCCAGCTTCCGTATTACGTATAACATACCAGTCGTATTTTGCAAGAAGACCCGCCGACTGATTGTCGAACATCGCCTTTTTAACCGTCTTCAATCCCTTTACTTTTACATCGCCTACAGATTTATCACTTGGCATTAGGCCATCATCGCTGTCCTGCTGTGTCCACAGGGTATCCGCAATGGGCTTGGCTGTAGCTGTGCCGTATGTCGCTGTTACAACTCCACCTGCAAAAGCCAGGGTTTGATTGGTATTGATATACCATTCTTCTTCTTTTTTATTGGTATTATCCTCAATGACCGTATAAATTCCTATGGCATTCAAATTTGATTCCGTCCACAGACTGTGAATGTTCTGAGGATACTGAACACCGCCTATCGTCATCCCTCTAGGATTATTATAGGTTTTTGTTATTGTGCTATCTTCTACTAAAGCGTACATTTTTTCTCCTTAATTATCTTGCCGTGCATGGCACTCCCCCTGATGTTACAAATGGTGATTCCGCAAATGCCATATATACGTATATCGCACCACTTCCATTGACTGCATTTCCTGTTTCTCTTAATTTAAAACCATTGGATAAAAAATCATTAGCACTAGAATGTGCCGCATCTGCACCTTCTTCTTGAGCTATATCTGCATATAAAACATTACCTACTATATTATCTACATCTCTTTTATTATCAAATATATTCCAGTTATTGCTGCCGTCTGTTCTTTTAATCATAATCCACGCAGGCTTGAATCCCGTGTAGATGAATGAGCCATCCGCATTACCGTTACCTGTATACTTGCCAAACTTAGAGAAGCCTTTTATAGGTGTCCAAAGATAGGCTACGAAAGATTCACCATCCGCATTAGTAGAATCATAAGTACCGACAGTAAATACCGAACTTGTAGGGGCTGTATTATTCCAAGTCGGGTCGTGTTGATTTGCTGCACTATCAGCATCTAAATATACAAGGTCATCCGTTGGAAAATTTAAACCTATGTTGTATACCGCCCAATATCTTGTACCAGAAGCCCTACTTTTAGCTATTATAATGTGCGGTACGGCACCTAGTCCGTGTGAAACGGTTCCATTTGCCCCCGTGCCTGTATAAGTAACTATTGAAAATCCTGCTGTTGTATTGGCTTGGTGGTTATAAGCAGGATTATCTCCACTTTCAGCAGCAGAGCCAGTTGAAGTTCCCCCATTGGCTTTCCATTGCCAAGCTACATATGTTTCGGTAGATACATTTATATCACCAATAGAACTTGTGCCTGTTGAAAATCCATCAGTATTTAATGTAAATCCAGAAACAGTATCTTCTGGGTCAGAAGCTAAATTAGGATATAACCTTTTAGTTTGTCCTCTTTGGCTATCATATACATTATTATTGGTAGCATTACTCCTAGATTTAATCCAAATAAAATCTGGTTGAAAATCTCCTGCATTGGCATCATTTGTAATACTTAAGGCACTTCCTGTTCCTGTATAAAGTTGTGTATGAAAATGTGCTGATGGGTCGTCTATAGTCGTATAAGCTGCCATATTATCCTCCAAATTCCGCTAGGTTCTTGGAACATAGTGCGTAGTAGCCACTAGGTGGTGCATACTCAAAAGCTCCATATCCATTAGCATCTGCTGCATCCGATGAATTTGCATAGGGTGGATTGCCATAATTAGCTGATAGTGTTTCAGAATAACTTGCTGTTACATCCCCGCAACCAATAAAGTGAAATTCACCTGCTGACAGTGAAGCAGTAAGAGCACCTGTTCCTGTTGCACCACTTGTGGGGTCTCCAGAATTTTGCCAAGTTCCATTTTTAGAAAAATAAACTTTCGAATTATCTAAATCTAAAGCTATCCCAATAATATCGTTTGCTGCCCAAGTATCTCCATAAGAAGCTGTTGAATTATTATTGTAACTATTGCCATCAACAGACCTGTAACTTAATGATTTAGAATCCTGTCCCAGTGAATCATCACTCGTATTAAATGGGTCTAAATCTCTTGCTACCGCAACAACTGCTCTTACATCAGCACTTGCAGTTATATACTTAAATTCCGCATACCATTTTCCCGCACTTACTCCTATTGTAGATAGTCCACCATAGGAACCATTATCACTTGTTGCAACTTTACAATTTCCTTCACTTAAAGTTGGTGCGTTGTCGTCTGATGGTACAATTAAAGGGTTTAACGTAGCAAAATTATTAGTTGGGGAATCCGTGCATTGGTCGGTTGTTGCTAATCCAGATGATGTAAAATGATTATCATTTCCACTTGTATCCGCACCAATTGTTGATGAACTTGCCGTGCCAACACCCGATTCCTTAAATTCCAGATAAAACCCTTCATCGCCAAAGGTCAAGTCATCTTTTGCATCTTTGGGTTTCCATATTCCAGAATCTTCATCTGTTTCCCCAAAAGATGAGGGGGCCAATGATGAACCATCCACAAAATACATCTCTGCCCAATAGCCATCAAAAAAGTTTTGTTCAGTATGGCCACTTGCAGGGCTACTTACTTCTGCACCTATATTATGCTGCTCTGCGGAATTAATTCCTAGGTCATCATTTTGGTCTGGATAACTAGATGAGGCGTAGGATGCCTCTGCTCCATTAATATAAATTCTCATTCTATTCGTATCTGTTGATTGTGTCGTATCCTGACGAAAAACAATATGATACCAAGCACTGTGGTCACGCAATAGGTTGCTAGTTTTAAGATTTGACCCTTGGCCAGTAAATTCTAATTCACCACTTGATGTTAATCTTAAAGTTTGTCTATCAGAATTGCCTGCAGTCGTGCCGTATTCACAGGCAAATAAACCGTATTTAACACCGGGAACTCCTATTTTAATCCACACACTCCAAGTCCAAGTTTTTCTATTCCCCGCACTGGGCGTAATATGTAAATAGGGAGAATCACCATCATTAAACCGACAGGAATTTTCTATGTCGTATCCTGCTGTTAAACTATTTGCCCCTCCTATTAAGAATGCCATGCCTAGCTCAATGTAAGGTTAAGGTTTCTTCCAACTTCAAGCCACTTGCTTCCATTGTATCTAAATGTAAATAAATCACCCTTGGATGCCGTGGTAGTGGCAGTAGGAGCACTATCTCCCGTAAATTCAAAAGCGGCGTTCCAGGCAATTGTCCTTGAACCTGTCCCGTCCTGTATGCAGACAATGGAAATATATTGTCCTGTTGTAGGATTGGAAGGTAAATCAAAGGTTACATTCGCTGTCAGTGTCACTTTAGCAACCGGAGATGCCCGTACATCCCAGTCCTGCGTGGAATCAAAAGTCAGTGTCGCTTCCTCTAAATACACGCCTCCTGTTATTTTTGTCAGATTGTTGGCATCGGCCGTAAATACTTTCGATGCGGCTGTTGTTCCCAGTGTCGCTAAATCTGAATAATTCAATTCTGCTGCCGTAGAGCCTACACCGTCCATAATATTCAATTCTGCTGCCGTAGCTGTTACAAGAGTCCCGCCTAATTTCAATCCATTCGATGTATCGTGCGAGGCAATGTCAAAGTCTATCGCTCCGTCAGAGATTGTTACGTCCCTGTCAGAGTTAATGGATATGGCAGGCGTAGTGCCGACCGTTGATCCAAGCCCTATGACCAAGTCATCGGCGCTGTCATCCAATCCAACATAGAAATCCTGTGCGTTGCCATCGAAGACTATTTTAGTGTCTACCGCAGCAGCATCTCCTATAGTTACTGAATCGTCTGTAATGGTAAGAATGCTGTTTGTTCCAACAGTGGATCCTTCGCCAATTACCAGCTTATCTGATGAGTCATCCAAAGCTACATAAAAATCCTTGGCGTTTCCGTCAAAGACAAGTGCAGCGTCTTCCGCCCCCGCATCGCCGATGGTAAATGTTGGCGTAGTTCCAATTAAAGAAACGTCACCACTAATGCCGCCGTCCTTGATTAAAAGACCGTCAATGGTAACTCCACCTGCGGATGTTTTTTCCGATATGGTATCAACCTTAATCTCGCTTGCCATTATTTTTTATCCTCTCCGTTCGGCAGATTCTTCTTCAGCACCTCTGAATAATGATCCGACAGGATCTTGTTTCTCTCCAGCTGCATGAGCAATCTGTCCTTGTCCTCCGTTAAAATCCTGAAGTTGTTAAAGGCGATCTTCGCCTTTCCCTCCAGTTTCTTCTCATCGTATTCCTTTTTGTCTATTGTGAACATAAATCTCCTATGGTTTAGTTGGCCACGTCACATTGGCCACCTTTTCTACAGTATCCAGCCCGCTTGGCAAGTCCCTTAAATCCTGCCTATAAGTTGTCATTTCAGCAGACATTGTAACATCCGATAGGGCATAGAAATCTGTCTCTGCTAGTAATCTGTTTCGTTGTCCACGAAGTCCGGCTAAATCCCTGTCAAGCTGTCCATCAGCCCACGCCTGCTCTTCTGCATCACGGGCGGTTTCCTCCTCTGCTGTGAACTGCACTCTTACTCCGTTTATATTATGAAATCTTGGCATTAATTTACTCCATATAGTTTAATTATTCCTGCATCTATGTCACCGGAAGACATTTTAAATTGGATAGCATCTACTGCGGAAGTGGTATTTAAGTATCCTCCTCCATGCAAATTTGCACTTGCCTCACTGTCAGTAAACATACTATTTGCAACCGATATATAATGCTTAACAAAAGTTGTATCTGATGGGTTGAATAAATGAAGATAGCCGCTGGCATTTTGGTCAGCATCATTTCCAAAATTATTTGTTATATTCTGAAAACCTGTTCCTTGATGAAGGTCTTCAGCCGTCAGATATTCAAAAGCATACGCAGCACCCGACTCTAAATGCTGTGCCCTAAAAAATGTTGTAGTTTTTGCAACATTATAATTGCTTCCTGCATCTATACTTCCATTAAATGAAAAGCTTTTGGCATCAGTTTCCGGATGAATATTTATAAACTTAAAAATATACTCCTTGTAGGTAGAATCTATTCCGCTTGTAAAGCTTATAGTGGCATCACCGGATGCTTCCTGCTCCTGCAATAGTACCATGGCACTAGGATTAGCCAATGCTTGGTCGTATGCTATGCTTTTATATGTTGCCATTATGCTATCCCGTAAAGTTTTACTGTTCCTGAATCTATATTGCCGCTATTAAATTTAAATTGAATTTCATCTATGGCTGCGGTGGTATTGAAATATCCCCCTATATAGTTAGTTGAGCTTTGAGAATTATTTACCATATGATTTGTAGTAGCCAAAAAATGCGTTACAAAAGTTGTGTTAGAAGGGTTAAATAGCCATAGTTCACCAGATATACAAGAATCATTATCTGTTTTAATGTCTCCATCTGAACAAATATTTTGAAAGGCTGTTCCATTAGCTTGGTCTATGCTAGGAATATAGGTTACAATCGCAGTTGAGCCGTCCGATTCAGTAGCTACTGCCCTAAATGTGTTAGATTGAATTGTTTCATCATATCCAGAGCCGCCTGCAGCATTTCCTTGAAAAAGCCAAAAAACAGCAGAAGTTGCCGGATGCATATTAAAAAATTTAAATATATAAGTTTTATAAGTGCTGTCCAGTACAACGTCAGATGTTCCATCAACAAAGCTTAAAGTAGCACTAGAACTAGCGGTTAATTCTTTAATCAATTTCATTGCCCCCGCACCTACCTGTGCCGATGTTGTGGCATCCGGCGGCGTAAAATTATATTTAATGCTTGAATAAGTCGCCATTATTGAACTCTTTCTGTAAGCAAATGATTAATTTTTTCTTGTTGCCGACTTGTAAAGCCATTTTCCCACTGTTTTATTTTACCATTCTTAAAGAAAACTCTTTGTTTATCTGTTTTATAATCAGCAGCCTCAAAAAATCCTTTTTCTTTTTCTAAAGTTTGTAATTTATTAAAACTTGTATTTTTAATGCTATTATCTAATTTTTTATTATTGATAAT